ACCCTTACGCAAAAAAGGCAAGTCCGGCGCTTCGACAGTAATCGTCTCTTCCGGCTTGCCTCTGTCTTCCAGTATTGTATTGGCTTCCTTAGTCGCGTCACTTAATTTTTTATCTGAATCGCGGCGCACTATTTCCTGTAGGACGCCGAAACTTGTATCGCCGTTTATCGTAGCCTCAACCGGAGCGCGCCCGGATTTATCCTGCTTACCGATAATCTTAACCCGTGTAACCAGGTTGTTTATTGTAAGCTTGTTTGTGGTAGAAACTGTACTTTCAAAATCAAATACATAAATATCCCGGTTGGTCCCGTATTGGCATATAACAAGCTGGTTGTCTATGAAATATGCGATATATTTTTGGCCGGTTTTCTTCCTGACGTCTTCTAACAGGTCGAATATCATATCGCTTATCGTATTGCCGCTGTATGTCTTTTTTTCATGGGTTATGGTATTCCAGGAATACTTAAGCGTAACGCCCCAGTCAGAACAAATGCCGCTTATAATTGTTTTTGTATCCATTCCGGCTTGAAAATACTTGAAATCCTTACTCTGCTGTAATTGAATCATGCGGTCATAAGCCGTCAGCGTTATTTCCTTTTGTGTGGCTGAGGCATACTGCCATTCCCAAATGATACCGGAGAACACCAATTTTTTCGTGCTTGACACAGGCTGTGTATAGTCGTTTGATGATACCGTATTACCTCGGTCGGCGATAGAACCGGCGAATGTCTGGCCTTGCTCGTTTTCTCCCCATTCGGCGTATATAAAAATAAGACAGTTGATTTTCGCCAGGTTCATAAGCCAGGTATCGTCGACTTTTGTGTTGGCTAGCGTTATTGTGGCTCTCTGTGCAAGCTCGCTTATCTGTTCCTCCCACTTAAGGCTTAATAACGCCTCACCCAGTAAATACGGTTTACCTGTTTCCGTGATAAGTTCAACGGTGTATTTTATTGACCCTATATTTACTACCGGCATATTATCACCTAATCCATGATTGGAAGATGGTAAGGGTTATGGACTTCCGGGCGGTATGCATTGTTCTCTCCGCCTGCGGTTATATTACCGTTTGTATTTTTCTTAAAATATTTATTTTCCGGGCCTGGTTTTGAAGCGTTTGTAACCGCGTCTTTTGAGTTTGTGGTTTGACTGCTTGTCCCGGGGCCGGATGATTGGCCTGTTGCCGTTGACGGGGTTGAGTTTTGCACCGGAGCCGGTATATATAAAACTTGCCCGGGATGTATTAATTCCTTGTCAGCATTCGGATTTGAAGCGTTACCCGCGTCTATCGTCGTTTTGTTCATGTCATATAAGTCCCACATCTTACTGCCTTTCCCGAGCATTTTTTCAGCAATCATCCAAAGGCTGTCGCCAGGCTGGACAATATAAGTTTTTGTACCCGGCGGGGAAGGGCGAGTAGCCGCTATTTGCGATGCATCTGCGCTAGTTGTGCGTATTAATAAATCTATGGCGTGAATGAAGTTAATAGAATAGGAATAATCCCCCATGCCATGCCTGTATGTCATATCATAACTTTCGATATAGACATCATGGTTGATAGGGGTTTCCGTCACCATCAAACGGAGCTTAATACCATCCCGTTCATATATGCTCCAAAGAACCTGTAGTTCCTTTGGATTTTTCCAGCCGTTGACGTAAGGTTCGTTTTTGCGTACTTCCCCCGGAAGCATCCCTTCCCAGGCAAACCCGGTTAAGTCACGCCCTGACGGTATCTTAATTGTTCCGGTTTTAAGAATCGTATATGAAGCGAATATACCGCCGGTCATTACCTTTATTTCCTCCGGAAGCATCGGAAAGACAATTTCCTCGACCGGCGATGTTTGCCCGCTCAATACCTTTAAGCTAATCTGCATCAGAACACATCCCCGATTACCGTAGGCGTATTGGCATAGGACTGCTGTACAGCCATTGATAACTCATATGCCAAAGAATCAGCTAGATCCTTGAAATTTTTCTTTATGTTATTTACGATATTGTCTTCGTTACCGCCGTCCACATTTACTTCAAGTGTGACTTGTTGTATCGTTACCGGAACAATCGCGCCTGTGCTGGATTCCACCCCGGCAGATGACGCTGACACGCTTATAGGAAGCGGCTCAATATCGCCGCTTGCACCGAGTATCTTCCCGGCCTGCCGCCATAACGATAGCCCGCGGCTTCGGTTAGACAACGGTATTGCAGCCTCCGGTCCATCCTCCGCGAAGAGTCTCATTTGCGGTGTGGTAAATATACCGCCTGCCGCCGCGCCAGGAGGCGGTGGTACATCCCCAGGAGGCTGATAACCAAATCCGCCTGTATTATCATCAGGCGCTATTATCTCTGTCTGAATCTGTACCTTTGTATTATCAGCAGCGTTTTGCAAGTCATTGATAAATTGAAGTAATTTATTTGTAGTTTTTCCATCTTTGTCAAAGTCAACATTTGTGGTAAAACCTGTACTTAATGAGTCCCCGATTGATTTTCCTTTTTCTTCGTAGATAGCCATATCAGGGCTGACAAATTTTTGAATTTCCCCGGCTAATTCCTCGCTCACGTCGGATAAACCGTTTGTATTTAGAAATTTTCTCCAATCTTCTGTTGTATATCCGGTAAAATCGATACCCTCAGATAATCCGGCGGTTAATGCCGTTTTCAGTTTATCTCCGACGCCACCAGACAGATCCAGCTCAGGCAGAATATTTCCGTTTTCATCCGAAAATCCCGTATTAATCGTATCAGTAAGCCATTTTAACATTTTATCGTTTGCGTCTTTTTTTGCTTTCTCAAAATCGGCCAAATTATCTGCCCGCGCTTTATCTGCGTCAAACACATATTCGCCAGTATTATACTCCGGGTTATTAGCCATTTGTTCAATTTCTGCCGCCCGCGTTTTGTACGCTTCCTGAGCCTGTAATAAATAATCGTTATGCTGATTCATTGCTTCTTTATTAAGGGCGGTAAATGAATCGTATGTTAATCCTGCGCCGCCATATTCAGCGCCTATCAGGTCAAAACTGGACTTGTTTTCCGCATCTTGTATTGGTTGCAAAATACCCTGTCTTTTTTGCTGTAATTCGATTAATGTTGCATAATCATCGTCGGATAGAGTATTTTTGTTCATTATATCCTGCATTTCTTTTTCAATCGGCGTCAATTGATCCAGATAAGTACGGTACATATAATTGCTGGCTTGAGATAAACTTGCTCCTTGTTCCGGGTTAGTCATAGTACCGAAAGCGGAACCTGCCCGGAAAGCCTTATTTATAACAAGATCCTTTTGTGCCTGGATGACATTATTAATGGCGTTTTTATAATTATCCACGTCAGTTGTATCCCAGAACCCGGCACCGTGCTTCCAGTTTAGTTTTATCAATTCGTCTGTGGCCGTTTGTAATCCGGATATACTGCTCTGTACGTCTTTTGTGGAGTTTGCGAATTGCTGTAATCCATCTGCTGCTTTGCCAAATGTCAGTTTATTGGCGATATCCTTTATCTCAGTCAGACTTAACTGAATGCTACCAAACCTGTCTTTTAGCCTTTTGACTACTTCATTGTCAAATTTTTGTCCGAATTCCTCAGCCGAAACGCTGCTGTCCGCTAATGCGTCTTTTAAGGATTGTGATTCGTATTTAGCTTGTTCCTGCTGTAAAAACTTAGCGGCCTCAGCTTTTGCGGCTGCGTCAGCGGCGGCTTGTAACTTGTTTTCATAATCCTGTTTGACCCTACTTGCCGCGTATTGACCAATAAGAGCGCCAATACCCGCGCCGATTACTGTCCCAACTCCGGGCAATATAGCTGTTCCAACAGCGGCGCCCATAAGTAAACCGCCAGCCATCGCGCCGCCTTGTTTTAACTGCGATTGTCCTTCTTCTTTATTTTGATTATGGAGTCCGTTATATATATTAGCAGCGGACTTTAACGCGGTTACACCTGCCGTGACTGCGCTGGCGGCAACCGCTACTGTGCTTAAAACCGCGGAGCCTCCGCCAAGCAGCCCTCCGGCGCCTGATGCTCCAGCCATTCCTGCTCCGCCGAATAAACTCCTAACGGCACTAACAGTTTTTAAGCCGCTTCCGAGCATCGGTAAGGCTTTGAAACCTATAAACAATGCGGAAAGCAACGGTTGTGCGTTCATGAAACTAAGTATGGCATCCCATATGGCTTTCATAACCCTTGGGGTGTCAAAACCCTCCAGGAAAGAATCGGCGAATGATTTTCCTATGCTTAGCCCACCGTCGGCGTTAATTCCGAGTAAAGCTAAAATACCTGTCTTGAGTCCGGTTCCAAGTCCCTTACCTAATCCGGCAGCCTTTTCGGCAAGCCATTTTTGCCCTCCGGAATCCCACCATTCTTCAAATGGCTTTACAATAACATCGTTCCAGACAATTTTTATTTTCCCAAACAAATCAGAGCTTTGGAACTCGGATGTGCTCATTACGCCTTTCACTTTTTCCAGAAAAGAGTCGAATTTCTTTTTCGCGCCGTCAAACCAATCGGCCGCCGCCTTCCCCCAAGATTCCAGCATGTCCTTATTAGCAATCGCCCAGTTTTTTCCCTTATCGAACAATTCAGTAACTGCGTCCACAGCCTTGCCAAATACCGGAAGGAAAAGAGGCGTTCCGAATGCCTGAAAGAAGTCCGTTACATGTCTGGGTAGAGAACCGAGTTTCTTAAACGGTGATTCCATTGCACTTTCATATGTACCGGCTATTTTTTCGCCCTGAGCGAGGACATAATTAAGCATGGCCTGTTTTTTTTCGGCGTCGTCCAATTCCCTCGTCATATGTCGGACAGTTTTTCCGTATTTATCCGTTGTTTTAACGACAAGCCCCTGTTGTTCAGCGTAATCGTTAAATATATCGGTTTGCTTTTTTGTCATGCCGAATTGTTTTAAAAGCATAGGATTGAGAGAGGATATGGCGTCAACCATCGTGGCCGCGGCTTCGCTTGAGTTCGTGCCTGCGATGACGGCCGCGTCCTGCGCGACGCGGGCAACTTTTGAGGCGTCAGCAACATTTAGCTGTGCCTGCATGAACTGTGTCATTATCCCTGTGGCTTCCTGTTCCTGAATACCCAGACTCATAACAGCTTGTTTTTGCCGGTTAAGCAGACTGATATTCGTCTCTGTCGCTTTGGCTACAGCAGACATAGCAATATTCCCAGTCTCCGCACGTCCTGCGTTCGTTATGGCTTGAGATATCATGGAACTTATGCCCATACCGGCTGACATACCTATGCCCTGCATTATCGGCCCCATGATACCTCCCACGATACTTCTCAAAGGGCCTGTAATCATGTCTTTGGCTTTTAACGTGACCTGCCAGACCTTACCCGCTATTGATTTGCCGGTTCTGGCTATCCCGTTTATAATGCTGCTGGCTTTGTCAATCGCGTTAATCGTCATTTCAATTTTACTGGCCTTTTTCAGGCCATCCGCCGCTTCCTGCGCCTGTTTCATGGTCTTCTCAAGCTTACTGACTGTCTGCGTCGCGCTTTGCGCTCCGGCTGCGGTTTGGTCTGTTACCTGCGCGATTATTTCAATTACTGTTGTACTTTCGTCAGCCATACCTATACCTCATTCCGGCGCCACCGGAGCGTCCGGTTCACTTCTTTTTGAAATTAAACGCCGCGGCGACGCGCCCTGTAGCCATCATAGACGCCTCGTCAATCATAGCCTGACGAGCTCCCATTATACATATTGCCCGTTCGCCGGAAGGCAGAGCAAGGATCTCTGATGGGTACCGTCCTGTGTGTGAGAATATCCATCCGAGTATAGCGGTCCTGCCGCCGGCTTCGATTAGTTTTTTACCTGTTCATTGAGGTCTTCATCGTCGTCAAAGCCAGATATACGGTCGATGATATCAATGACACGAGCCTTTTCACCGGCGTTTAAAATCATGTCAATTACGTCAACACCTTTAAATATCTGCTTGGCGGCCATGAATTGCTTATTATCCCAAACTTTATCTCGGTCTTCGTCAACCGTGGCGAAGTAGATGAGATATGAGCGGTATAAAGCTGTATCCGTGTCAAGCGCCTTACGCGGCTGGTCTTTTTTGTACGGCGTATATTTCGTAGCTTTACGCCAACAGTCCTGAGACTCGTCCTCCGATATAGGGCGTACACGGAATTCTATTATTACTGCGCCTTTGCGTTTTATCTGAATCTTTTCACATCCGGTATTCTGCTCTTTTTCATTAGCAAGTTCCATCAACCCGTTTAAAAGCTGGTTTTCGTTTAATAAAATCTCATTCCGTTTTTCTTCCTGCTCTTCCGTAGGATTTTCATAATCTGTATACATAATCGCTCCTTATTTAAGGGTAGATTTATCTCCCCCATAAGTATCTGTATAGGTAGTTATGGGGGGGTTGTTTACTCAATTGGTGTAAGAATACTTACCTGTTACCGTAAAGATCGCCTTGCAGTCCGGAAATTCCTGTAAATCGCGCTATAATTTCCGGAGTGGCATTGCATCTGAAGCTCCATGAACGCTTTATCAGTTCTCCCGGCGTAAGGTTCTGTAAATCGATAGTACCATCCGGGACGCACCATGAATATACGATTCTTTCCTCCTGCCCATCCCGGCGCCGAAGTTTGCCTTCAAAGTTCCAGGCTGGGAAGTATCCTGTCTTTAAGTCGTCTATGAGCGGGCCCATTGTAACATCGTCGCGTATGACAACCTCCGATAATGTCAGAGCAACAGAATACCCTGTGTTTACCGCAAATATCAACGCGGAGCCGACAGGCTGATAATCTGTATTCACAGGTGAAATCTGAGACTGAAACGTG